TACACTGATAAAGACGGTGTAGAGCATGAGGTAAAAAAGGAAGAGCCCTACCATTAAGCTCTTACGATAAATCATACAAGTAAATCATACAAAAGACTTGGCATTTTGTCAAGATAGGAGGTAGACATGGCAGTAATGAGAATAAATAAAACGACAGACTACACCGTTATGTCGAATTATCATTTTAGAGAAAAGGATATGTCTTTAAAGGCAAAAGGCTTGCTGAGTCTTATGCTTAGTTTACCGGAAGACTGGGACTTTACAGTTAAGGGACTGGCAAATTTGAATAAAGACGGCGTAGACGGCGTGAGAGCCGCATTGGAAGAGTTAAAGACGTTCGGATACCTGAGAGTGACTCGTGAGAGAAACGAAAAAGGACAGGTAAGCGGTACAGTTTACGACATTTACGAAAAGCCAACACAGGAAAAACCTGTATTGGAAGAACCTAAAGAGGAAAAGCCTATATTGGAAAAACCAACACAGGAAAAACCTATACAGGAAAATCCAACGCAATTAAATACTAAAGGAATAAAATACTTAAATAATAAAATACTTAAGGAATCAAGTACTAAAGGAATAAAAGAGAGTGTGCGTGCGAAGAAAGAGCCGGAACAGTATTTCGAGGATGAAGAACTTAACTGCAAGTTTTTGGAATTCCTTGCTATGCGTAAGAAAATCAGAAAGCCAGTAAGAACAGACAGAGCCTTGAAAGCTTTGCTCAAAAAATTACACGAGTTGTCCGGCGGAGATTTGGGAGCGATGAAAAAAATCATAGACCAGTCATTAGACAAGGAGTGGTTAGGATTCTTTGAACTAAAAACAGGTAACGACAGCACGAAGAACATTAACGACCGACTGTACGGAGATATACAGCACTGGGCGGCACAGAAAGAACAGGAGGGGGGCGGAATGTATGACGATTTCGGAGTTTTCTAAAATCGTAGCCGCACTAAAGACTGTTTACACGGCTCCGGGATTTGTTCCAAACGAACAGGCGTTAGACATGTGGTACCGCCTGGTAGGCAAGAACAACGACTACCAGACGATAAGCGTGGCGGCACAGATGTACATGACAACCGGAAAGTTTCCACCGACACCGGCAGATATTTTGGAGTGTGCCAGTAAGCTCAAAGCAGAAAGTAACTACCTGAGCGAGCAGGAAGCATGGGCGACAGTATCAAAGGCGTGCAGTAATGGGATTTACGGCTACAGAGAGGAGTTTGACAAACTGCCCCCTACGTTGCAAAAGGCAGTAGGAACGCCACAGACGCTCCATGACTGGGCGGTAGTAGATTCAGCGGACTTTCAGACGGTCATACAGTCAAATTTCCTCAGGAGCTACAGAGCGGCGTTAGAAACGCAAAAGGAGATAGACAAGTACCCGCCGAAACTCCAAGAAATGATAAGAGCGGCAGGGGCGATAGAGCAGAAAGAAACAGTACCAGAACTACCCACACTGGGAGAAATAGTTGGGCGGTTAGAGCAGGATAATAAAAATTATACCCCAGAACAATGCGAGGGAGCATTAGGTGACTGGATAGCAGGAAAGAAAGAGAGGTTAGGCTATGGATGCGATGATTAATGCGACGTGGTTCCAGGCGAAGGAATATGACGATAAAGTGATGGGGAAAGGAGTAATCCCGGCAGAAGTCACGATCACTGTCAAAGACAGAGAGGTGGCACAGGGACTGCTTGAGCTGTTTAGACTGGGCGTTGAAAGAAGCAACGACATGAAAAAGATAGAGGCATACGCCAGAGGCTACAACGAACTGAGCAAGGCTATTAAAGAGGCATGGGGGACAGGAAATGGAACGAGGATTTGACCCGGCTAGAGAATATTTAAAGGCGCAGCACCTTGAGGCGGAATATGAGTGTAGAACAGCACACAAAGTAATCAAACGAGGTGCGGCGAACTACAACGAATATGAGAGATATGAGGAGGAATTAGAGCAATGACACTATACGAGATTGACAGTGCAATCATTGGCTGCATGGACGAAGAAACAGGAGAAATTATTGAGGGTGCCATGGAAGAATTAGAACTTGACAATATCCAGAAAGCCGAAAATATCGCATTATCAATAAAAAATGACGCGGCAATGGCTAAAGCTTTGAAAGAGGAGATTGACAAGCTTACGCAACGGCTCAGAACTTGCAACAACGGTATAGACAGCAAGAAAAAATACTTACCGTACTTACTCGGAGACAAAAAGCTCAAGACGGCAAGAGTCAGCGTGTCATACAGAAATAGCGAGTCTGTGACCATTGACGACTTAGGCAGCCTGGCAGAGGAATACATCAGGATTCCAGAGCCACAGGCGGACAAGACAGCGATTAAAAAGGCGATTAAAGCCGGGAAAGAGGTCACAGGGGCACACATTGAGACTTCTAAAAGCGTGATTGTGAGGTAAGAAAGATGGGGAATATTCACAAAAAGTTGCAAAAAATTCAGGCAGAATTAAAGGTGCCCAAGAGTAAATACAGTGAGTATGGTGGCTATAGCTACAGGAGCTTAGAGGACATCTATGAGGCAGTAAAGCCTTTATTGGACAGGGAAGGCTTAATATTAGCCGTAAACGACGAAGTTATTATGCTGGGCAACCGATTTTACATAAAGGCGACAGCGATTTTAAAAGACATAGAAAGCGAGGGCAGTTTTCGCACTACAGCATACGCCAGGGAGGAGGAAAGCAAAAAAAAGATGGATGCAGCACAAGTTACCGGCTCAGCATCGAGCTACGCGAGAAAATACGCGTTAAATAGCTTGTTTCTTCTGGATGACTCGAAAGACGCGGATACAGACGAATACAAACGCAACGAGGTTATCACAGAGAAAGAAGCAAAACGGCTCTATGATTTGATGCAAAAAAAGGGAATGACGGAAGCCCAAATTAAAGAATGGGCAAGTCAAAGAGGCTTAAAATCATTGTATCAGACGACACAACAACAATATGCCGAAGCCATGAAGGAATTAGGACTAAAATAGCATGGATTTAACTGGAAAAATAAAAAACTTAGCAGTGGATTATTTTAGCAAAAAGATAACAGTTACCCTGGAAATTAACGAGGCGGAGCGGTTTATAAAGGGCGTGGACGAACTAAAAAAGTTGGAAAAACTGTCCGTAATAATTAAACCGTTCCGCAAGAAAAGAAGCTTGTCGGCAAACGCCTATTTCCACGTCCTGGTCACCAAAATAGCGGAAAAAGTCGGAACGAGCAAGGCAGAAGCAAAAAATTTGATGATAGGAAGATATGGGCAGCCGGAGTTGATAAAAGGAGACATAGCAGTTTTAAAAACCAATGTTCCGACCGACATCATGTACAAAAAAGAGGACGTTCACACGGTTGCGATAGGGCGGCGGATGGAAAAAGGTAAAGAGGTAGTGTTTTACAGACTCATGCGAGGTTCGCACACCTACGACAGCCGGGAAATGAGTGAGTTAATCAAAGGCACGATACAGGAAGCGGAAGACTTAGGAATTGAAACGCTAACACCAAGAGAACTGGAACAAATGCTAGGAAAATGGAAGCCGAGAAAGGAAGAAGAGAAATGAAAAAATTTGAATTAACAACAGAATTTATCACAAATATGTTTGGAAAAAAATTATTTAGAATTAAAGCGCTGGTTGAATTTGGAAACGTGAAAGCTGGAGAACTTGGAGGATATGTAGAGAAAGAGGAAAATGTATCGCAAGACGGTAATGCGTGGGTGTCCGGCGACGCAAGGGTTTACGGCGACGCAGAGGTTTCCGGCGACGCAAGGGTTTCCGGCAACGCAGAGGTTTCCGGCAACGCAAGGGTTTCCGGCAACGCAAGGGTTTACGGCAACGCATGGGTTTACGGCGACGCATGGGTTTCCGGCAACGCATGGGTTTACGGCAACGCATGGGTTTCCGGCAACGCAAGGGTTTCCAGCGACGCAGATTATGCATTAGTACAGGGCTTCGGAACAGAATTCCGCTGCACAACTTTTTATAGGGGCAAAAATAAAAAAATAATGGTTAATTGCGGGTGTTTCCATGGAGACTTGGAAGGATTTAGAAAACAGGTAAAAGAAACACGAAACGGAAAAATAGCAAAAGAATACCTAATGATTGCTGATTTAATGGAATATCATTTCACAAGCGAGGATTCTAGCAATGAATAGCGTACTACAATCAAAAAAAGAGTGTTTTTTCTGCAAAACAACCCAAAATTTACATAGGCATCATATCTTATATGGCAGTAGCAACAGAAAACAAGCCGAAAAGTATGGCTTTACAGTTTATTTGTGCTTGAATCATCATACCAACGGCGGCGAGGCAGTACATCGTAATCCCAACGGACCACTAGACAGGTACCTTAAGGAGCTGGCGCAGAAGTACTGGGAGGAGAACAATGGAACGAGGGAAGAATTTATCAAAACATTTGGGAGGAATTACCTGTGAACAAATTTAGAAATAAAAAGATTTTTACGACAGCCGGAAAGTTTGACAGCAAGAGAGAAATGCATCGTTATTTAGAGCTTGCGGCGATGCAAGAAGCGGGGGAAATTACAGGATTAGAGCGACAGACTAGATACATCCTTGTAGGTAGCCAGAAACGAGAGGATGGCACTACAGAACGCCCCGTATCATATACAGCAGATTTCCGCTACACAGACAAAGAGGGAAAGATTGTTGTTGAGGACGTAAAATCCCCGCGCACAAGAAAAAATCCGGAATACATCATCAAGAGAAAGCTGATGCTTGAACGGTATGGCATCACGATCAGGGAGGTGGCGTAATGAAAAAAACAGGAGACTCAGAAGCAAGAAAAGCGGCAAAAACGCTCGGGAAGTACTGCAACGAGCATAAATATTGCCGAAATTGCCTTTTTGCGGTAGGAAAGGAGGGCGCGGCTTGCCTGCTAGTAAATAAATTGCCGTTTGACTGGGTAAGATATTAAAGCTGGACACCCTCCGGGGTTAAGGATAGATACACATTACAGCAACACGTTAACGGTTCCATGAGGAGCTATATGCCATTGATTCCTCCGGATTTATTCCGGAGGGGAAAGGAAAGAAAATGCCATACGGGCTGAAAGACGAAGATTTTGACAAAATACAAAACAAAATAGCGAAAAAACTATATGAAATACCAAGCCTTGACCGAGCCGCATTTCTGGTGGGATGCACAGAACAAGAGTTAAGGGAAGCAATGACCGAACTACGCAAAACACCCAAATCGAGGGGGAAAATTGAAGCCGTAGAAAGGGAGTTGAGAAACAGAGGAAACAAAAACAAAAAAACAAAGCTTTTCCCAAGCGACCTGACAGAAAAGAGATTTGTGAGGGAGTGGACGAAAGCGTGCGGAAGAATAAGGGGGAATGAATAATGACATTAGAAGAGGCGATTGGGATTTTAGAAAAGGATATACACACAGACCCACCAAAAAGTGCAATTACGGCAAGAAAACATGATAAAGCCATATTGATGACACTCAAAGCATTGGAAAAGCAGATTTCCAAGAAACCTATTGAAAGATTCACAGGCAATGAATATGTATGCGAGTGCCCGATTTGTCATGGCAGAACGTATACACCAAATGAAGTGGAGATTCAAAGTATTCAATATTGTTCTTGGTGCGGCCAGAAATTAGATTGGAGGCATAAATGAGCGATAATACAATCGAACCGGATACATATATGGGTTTAGCACAACAATACATAAAAAATGAAATAAGTGATGAGGAGTTTACGAAGCGGTGTAACCGACTGAAAAGGATACCAATGAAGACCTACGTGAGCATATCAGAAAAATTTATGCAGGGTGAAATAAGTGAGGAAGAATTTGTGGAACAGTATAACCGATTGGTTGAGCAGGAAGCTGAAAAACACTGGGAACCGGTCGAACCACATGAGCATATTTAAGAGGGGAACAAAAATGAACAGAAAAGAAATAAAGAGGAGAGTCAAATGCTAGTACCTGCAATATTATTCAAAGAACAAATAACAACAGAATTTCAAAGAATTTATTTTACTGAAGATATGATGTATTTAACTGGATGCTTAGAACAATGGTGTCCGGATATATCAGCAAACCCAGAGGAAGGAAAATTTGATTTTGCTATTGTTAGTAATAACAGATTGATAGGCTATTTGTCTTATCGCATTGATTATTATTGCTCCAAGGCGTATAATTTTGGACTTTTATCTTTCGATAGAGGAAATCCGGTTGTCGGAGAAGAACTTTTCAACAAGATGGAGGAGCTAACAAAAAAGCTCCGTAAAATTGAGTGGCGCATGGTTGGTGGAAATCCTGTTGAAAAGCATTACGATAAATTCTGCAAAAAACACGGAGGAAACAAGCATATTCTAAAAGACTCTATTAGAGATATGAATGGTAATTACCGTGATGACATTATCTACGAAATTATTAGCGGCTACGGAAAGATAGATGTACACGAATTTAAAGAGCGTATAGATGCAATTAAAAAACCTGTAAAAGATACCTACGAAGACTTAGCACGTATGTTTGAAAGTAGAGAGATAAACGAAAAGGAGTATGTAGAGAGATACAACAGGTTAATTAATAGGGAAGCTGAAAAACACTGGGAACCGGTCAAACCGCATGAGCATATATAAGAGGAAAGAAAAATGAAGTTTATTGATTTTTTTGCCGGAATCGGAGGGTTTCGCAGGGGGATGGAACTGGAAGGACATGAATGTGTTGGCTTTTGCGAATTTGACAAATTCGCGGTTGCGAGCTACACATCTATGCATCTGATTACTCAGGAACAAAGAGAATTTTTGAGCAAAATGCCGTTGAAACAGCGACAAAAAGAAATACTAAAGGAGGAATACAGGAATGGAGAGTGGTACGCAAATGACATTAGAAGAGTATATGCCGGAGACATTCCAAAAGCAGATTGCTGGTGTTTCGGATTCCCATGTCAAGACATCTCTGTTGCAGGAAAGCAACTTGGGTTTCAAGGAAACCGTTCAAGCTTGTTTTTCAGAGTTATGTACCTTATCGGACAACTCGAAGAAGAAAATAGACCCACTTACCTTTTCATTGAGAACGTTAAGAATTTGCTTAGTATTAATGGAGGATGGGATTTCGCCAGACTGCTCATTGAAATGGAGCAGAGGGGGTATGATGCAGAATGGCAGGTGCTCAACTCCAAAGATTTCGGAGTGCCACAGAACAGAGAAAGGTGTTTCATTATCGGGCATCTTAGAGGCAGAGGCTCCGCAGAAGTATTTCCTGTCGAAAGAGCAGACAGAGAAGATAATATTCAAATAATAGGTCACAGGGACGGTTACAGAAGAAATACGCAGGTATTTGCACCTGATGGAATTACAGAAACTCTTGATACTGGTCAAGGTGGTGGGCGAGGGCATCATGTAGCATTGCCGTGTTTTATAGATTTGTGCAATAGTGGAACAGAAACAACTAGCGTTGCTAGATGCTTGCAAGCGAGATACCAAAAAGGATACGGAACGTATAAAGCGCAAAATAGTGGTATCGCAATTCCGGTATTAACACCAGACAAGGCAGAGAAACGTCAGAACGGAAGAAGGTTCAAAGAAAATGGTGAGCCGATGTTTACACTTACTGGACAGGATAGACACGGAGCGGGGATCGAACTGATTGGAGTTATTGATCCACAGGGCAGAAAAGCGAAATGTGTTACCCCTAAGGGTGAAGTGCCAACACTTAGAAGTCAATCGCATGGAAACGAACCTAATGTCTGCATAAAAGTAGCCGAAGCAACAAAGCAAGGCTATTCCGAGTGTAGAGTAGGCATTGATAGCGTGAATTTATCAGTTCCAGGAAGTAAAACAAGAAGAGGGCGAGTTGGACGTGATGTTGCAAATACATTAGATACCAGTTGCAATCAAGGGATTTTTGTGCAAGTTTCAGAAGAGCTGACCGTATATGCAACCTGGTACGAAAAATACCAATGCTACATAGCTATTAGAAGGCTGACACCGAAAGAATGCTTTAGGCTACAAGGTTGGACAGATGACTATTTTGAAAAAGCAGAGTTTGTTAATTCTGATAGTCAATTATATAAGCAAGCAGGAAACGGCGTAACTGTAAATGTAATAAGAGCTATTGCAGAAAAATTAGGCGAAAGAGATGGATACACGAAATCACGAACATTGCAAAGGCAAAACGGCGCATGAGCATATATGAAAGGAGCAAAAAGATGAAACAGCTTAGTCTCGAAGATATCAATCTTGATATGATTCCGATTAATGTACTGCAAGATGTTGATAAGCGAATAGCTGACTGGAGAGCGGCCGGAGGCAAAGACTCCGATGCATACATCCAGAATCAGTTAAGATATTTAAAACGAGTCGAGTTGATGGCAAACAACGCCACGGATACGCTCACATATTTTTAAACAGGAGGAAATAACAAGTTTATTTGTAAAGCGAAAAAACGTATAGAAGCATGAAGACAAGAAAGGAAAAAAGAAATGAGTATATTTAAAAGGAGGAAGAAAGATGTTAACTGCTGTATATGATACAAGGCGTTCTACCGACGTAATGGAAATTCAGAAGGACGCTCAATATTTGAAAGAAGAAATGACTGGTTGTATATACAGGCACTTCAAAGGAGGATTATATATCGTAACGGACGTTGTAGTAAATTCCGAGTCTCTTGAAATAGAAGTGATATACAAAGACTTTACACCTTCCCAGCTTACATGGAGTAGAGATTTAAAACAATTTTTTTCGGGAGTCAATACAACAAAGTACCCTGACGCGCTACAAAGAGTGAGGTTTAAAAAAGTTGGAAGAAACGGGGAGATAGAACGATGAGCATATTTGATGTAGCAATGACTGCAGACAATGAAAAAGAAATAAGAAGAAAGTTGGAGGAGTAAATATGAGTGAAAAGATTTGTGGAGTAATTATATTGGCAATAATATATTTGTTGCTTGCATGGAAAGCAAGTGATTTATGGAGGAAGTGATATGAGTACAGTAAATAACGTGATAAGTAACGTGATGCCTATAATATGGGCAGCGATTGCTTTACTGGAATGGATGGCGGCAGAAGAAAAAGAAGATAAGATTTATGCAGCAGTAATGATGATATTAGCGATGGTTGCGCGGAGGTAAGAAAATTGAGCAATCCTAAGCATGATTGGTACGGACACGCAGTAAAACAAGTAAAAAAATACCCAGACAAACTGATCGCAGAAAATACAGCTCAGTCAGCCTTGTGGATGTACGCTATTAACAAGGCAATAAAGCAGACAGAGGGCATGGACAACGGTGAGGACAGAATGAAAGCTGTACAGCTGGTGTATTTTGAGGATAGATACACGATAGCAGGGGCGGCGGATAAGCTCGGATATGCAGAAATGACTATACGCAGATGGCTTAGTGCTTTCGCCAATTTGGCTGGGAAATATGCAGGATATTAGAGGGGGAAAATTATCTCCCTCTCTTTTTTATGTTTGTCTAACACGGCTTAAAAGATGTCGTACAATACATTTGTACGGACGAGTACTGGTAACTTTTTGTGAGACATAACCTCCTCTATCTTTTTGTGGTAAAAGTGTAAACTCTCACCCGCGTAAAAGAGAGTACGCAAGACACCTATCCCACGGTGCCTTGCGTTCCATACAGGTTGCGGGTCTACAAGTGTTTAGGGACCAGCCGCTTATTAGTCTTACCCCGGCGGCTGTTAAGGTGCAATTCCTTATACTTGTATCTAGTTGCGCTATGCAACTGGTGTAAACGATTTTTTTCATATTTTCTTTCCTTTCATATAACCCCGTAAACAATTCATTACGGGGTTATGGTTGTATTTAGGAGGTGACCCCAAAATGGGATAAGTAAATACCAGGAGTGGCTGACCCAAGAAGGGTTACTTAAGCTAGAGGGATGGGCGCGAGATGGATGCACAGACAAAGAGATTGCGGCAAACATCGGCATTAACCCAGATACCTTGTATACATGGAAGAAAAAATTTCCAATTTTAGCCGATACCTTAAAAAAGGGAAAAGATGTTGTGGACAGGCAAGTGGAAAAAAGCCTGTTACAACGGGCGTTAGGGTACAGCTACGAGGAGACGAGCGAAAAGTACGAAGGCGGAGTAATGACGGAGCGAAAAGTAACAAAGAAGCACGTTGCGCCGGACACAACAGCACAGATATTTTGGTTGAAGAACAGAAAACCAGAACAATGGCGTGATAAGCCGCAGTCAGAGAGTGCAAGTGACAAAGCACTGGCGAAAGCTATTGAAATCCTTGGGGGTGTCGATAGTGCCATTGACTAGCAAGCAGGCAGAATACCTGCAAGGCTGTAATCATCGTTGGAACGTAAAGACCGGAGCAACAGGCTCCGGGAAATCCTTTGTGGATTACGCAGTCGTAATTCCTCAACGCCTGACACACCTAAAAGGATTAGGGCTGGCTGTGATGTTGGGAAACACCAGAGGCACGCTACAACGTAACATACTTGACCCCATGCGAGAGATTTGGGGAGAAAAGCTAGTTGGTGAGATACGGAGTGACAACACAGTACAGCTATTTGGCAAAAAGGTATATGCACTAGGTGCTGACAACAAGAAGCACGTTGCGAGAATACAGGGAGCAACGATTGAGTACGTATACGGCGACGAGGTGACAACGTGGAATCAAGAAGTATTTGAGATGTTGAAATCCCGTCTTAGAACGTCACACAGTCATTTCGATGGGACGTGCAATCCGGCGGGACCGAAGCACTGGTTTAAAGGCTTTCTGGATTCTGATGCCGATATATTTCAGCAGGCGTACAACATACACGATGGCTGCCTGCCTCCGGCGGTAGTGGATGAGTTAATAAAAGAGTACTCCGGGACACACAGGTATCAACGATACATACTAGGCAACTGGGCGGTAGCCGAGGGACTTGTGTATGATATGTTTTCGGAAGAAAGGCACGTTTGTAAGGCGGAGACTAGCGGGGAGATAATTGTTAGCTCCGATTTTGGTATGCAGAACGCCACCGTCTTCCTGGTCTGGCAAAAAAGAGTAGATACCGGTAACTGGCACTGTCTACGAGAGTATTATTACTCGGGCAGAGAAAACAACCGAATGAAGCCGGTTAGTGAGCTAGTAAAAGGGCTAGAGGATACGCTAAACGGGCAGAAAGATGATTTAGTGATTGTTGACCCATCCGCCGCCGCTCTCATCGTGGAACTACGTAGTAGAGGGCACAAGGTCAAAAAGGCGGATAACACTGTTAACGATGGGATAGCAGACGTTGAGACGATGCTAACACAAGACAAATTATCGTTTGACCCGTCTTGCACACACACGATCGAGGAGTTTGGTATCTATGCGTGGGACCCAACAGCGGCTGACAAAGGCAGGGATGCAGTTATAAAACAGTCAGACCACGCGATGGACGCTATCAGGTATCTTGTAAAAACATTAAAACTCGTCAAGCACAGCCGAACAAGACAATACAAATCAATTCTAGGGTGATAACAATGTATCTATCATATCAAGATTTTGTTGCCGCAAAAGATAAAGGGCAATTTATAAATCAGTTTATAAAATTCCACGAGAGTACAGGAGCATACAAAGAGGCGTTAAAAGCGGACAAGTATGACGCACAGGAAAATGAAACTATTTTACAGTTTCAGCGCGTCTATTACACTTTGTTGGGTCAGAAAAAGATAGATAATTTTTCGTCTAACGCACAGATATGCTCTAATTTCTTTCACAAATTAAATACACAGCGCTGTTCGTACAGCCTGGGAAACGGTGTCTTTTTTAATGACATGGGTGTCAAAGATAAACTAGGCAAACAATTCGACAGACGGATTAAAGAGGCGGCTTACAACGCATTAATTCACGGTCAATCTTTCCTTTTTTGGAATGTAGACCACGTGCACGAATTTCCCCTTACGCAGTTCGCCCCGATGTGGGACGAGGACACAGGGGCGTTGATGGCGGGCATAAGATTCTGGCAACTGGACGAGCAGAAACCATTTAAGGTTGTGCTGTACGAAGTAGACGGCTACACAACCTACAGCGCAAAAAGCAAATTTGGAGAATTAAAAGAGACCGCTCCTAAACGAGCATACAGGCAAAGAGTTGAGGTTGCTAATAATTTGGAACCCGAAATCATCGGGGAAGAAAATTATAGTTCCCTCCCTATTGTGCCGATGTTTGGCAACAAAAGGCATATAAGCACCTTGAGGGGGATGCAGTCAAAGATTGATGCTTACGATGCGGTGCAATCCGGGTTTGCCAATGATCTGGACGACTGCGCACAGATGTACTGGCTAATTTCCAACGCTGACGGTATGACAGACGACGAGCTGGCAGAGTTTAGAGACCGCCTAAAATTTCAGCACATCGCAAAGGCTGAGGAGGGGCAGGTACAGGCATACACACAAGAGCCGCCATATACGGCCAGAAAAGAGTTCCTCACACAAATGCGGTCGGAAATTTACGAGGACTTCGGGGCGCTGGATGTACACACCATAGCCGCCGGAGCAACAAATGATCATATCGACGCCGCATACCAGCCACTAGATGATAATGCAGATGATTTTGAGTACTTTGTGGGCGATGCGATTGAGAAGATTCTGGAGCTTGCGGGGATTGATGACGAACCACAATTTAAGCGGAACAGAATCAGCAACGAGAAAGAGCGTACAGATATGATTCTTGAGGCGGCTAATTATCTGGACGAAGAAACCATTCTGAAAAAATTACCGTTTGTTACACCAGAGGAAGTGCCGGACATTTTGGCAAAGTTAGACGAAGAATCATATAACCGCTACACAGAGCCATCCGAACCAGATACTCTGGAAGATAACCCGGAAGGGGACGAATAACCATGTATCCATCCGACAAGTGGACAGAGCAGGAACTGCAAAAGTTAGAAAAACGACTGACAGACGTATATAAGCAGGCTGAAAAAGAACTTGACGGCAAAGCGAGAAACTATTTTAAACAGTTTTCCCACCGGTACGCCAAAGAATATGCGGCATACCAGGCAGGGAAATACACCAAGAAAGAATTTGAAGCATGGTTGATGAATCAGTATGGCAGAGGGCAGAGGTGGGAGGCGCTGCGCGAGGACATGGCGCGGAGGCTGGCGGAGTCAAATGAGATTGCCGCGGCATACATCAACGAGAAGACCCCGCTTGTGATTGCCATTAATCATAACTTTGAGGCGTACATGATTAAATCTCTTGTGCCTGATAGACAGATAAAAGAGATTGGAGATATTGCATTTAATTTGGTAGATGAGCATACAGTTAAGCGGCTGACGGTCAGAAAACAAAAGATTCTTCCGCCCCGGAGGGTACTAAAAAGCAAGGATGTGCGATGGAACAAGAAGAAATTGCAAAATGCACTACTGCAAGGAATTTTACAGGGTGACAGCATAGGAAAGCTCGCAGGGCGATTTCGGGACGTTACAGGCATGAATCATACTGCCGCAATTAGAAACGCCCGCACAGCGTTCACAGGGGCGCAGAACGGTGGCAGGCAGGCGGCATACGAGGAAGCCTACCAGATGGGGATTGATGTAGTTAAGCATTGGACAGCGACAAAAGATTTGAGGACACGAGATAGTCACAGAGCGTTAGACGGCGAGGAAGTACCGTTTAACATGGCTTACTCAAACGGTCTTATGTATCCGGGAGACCCAAGCGGAATCCCGGCGGAGGTTTATAACTGTCGATGCACGCAACGAACTGCGCTGCCCGCCGAACTGGCACAACCACGAATGATACGCGTTAAGAATTTGGAAACAGGCAGAAACGAAGTTGTAGAAGACATGACCTATTACGAATGGTTAGCAACGCAAAGGGGGCGAATATAATGGCGGATATTGATGTTGTAAGCCATGTAGACGAAGTAATACTCAAGACCACGATGGCACTTGCAAGAGCATTAGAGCAGGCAGGAGCCGCCGCAGAGGGGCACGCAAAAGACCTTTGCCCGGTCGATACGGGCGCGTTGAGAAATAGCATTACGCATCGGACTGACTTGGAAAATCTCACAGAGATAATAGGAAGTAACGAAGAATATGCCGCCTATGTGGAACTGGGAACTGGCGTGTATTACAAGGGAGGAAGAAAGACCCCGTGGACTTATCAGGACGATAAGGGACAATGGCACATCACAAACGGTCAGAGGGCGCAGCCGTATTTAAAACCGGCGGCGGCAAATTACGCGAAAGAATACACAGCAATCATTGCAGATGAATTAAAAGGAGCGATGGAATAATGGACAGATTGTCTTTGCTCGTCAAGGCAAAAGAAATGGCGGAGTATTTTACTGATAAAAAGTTTAAATACTCGCAGAACGTGGCGAATAGCTGGGCAGGCGCAAAGAAGAAAAAGGTAAGTAATTGTGCATCGTATGTATGTTATTGCCTACAGCAATTAGGCATCCTCAAACCGGGACAACTGTTTTATTGCAACAGGAACGGAAGAGTTGTCTATAAGGGTGCTGGAACAAAAGCGGCTATATCAAAACGATATAGATTGATAAAAGTAAATAAATTACCCCGGGATTATAAAAACAAATTAAAACCGGGAGACATTTGCTTTTATCGCCTGCATACCAATATTTTTGCAGGGATAAACGAGAGCAATAAAATGGTGTGGTGGGATGCTGGAAAGGCTAGCACAAATACTAAAAAAGCAGGCGGAACATATAAAAAAATACATAGGATTATCAACGGAAATCAGAAGATTTTATATGTGCTGAGATGGAAAGGATGAGAAAATGACACAGAGGAAAATTATTGACGTGTCGGCATACAACGGCACAATCGACTGGAAGAAAGTAAAGAAATACGGTTGCGATGGTGCAATCATTAAGATTATCCGCAAGGATTTAGGCAAAGATAAAAAATTTGAAGAGAACTATAAAAAGTGTGAGAAATTGGGTATCCCATGGGGCGTGTATAACTACACATACGCTACTACAGTGGCAAAAGCCAAGTCGGACATGGAGCTTGTGTGCGACATCCTCGACAAGGCCAGCAAGAAACATTTTAAATACGGCATTTGGTTTGACATCGAGGATAAAGTGCAGGCAGGGCTAAGCAAAGTAAAGATTGCCGAGATTATCAATGCGGCACAGACTGTCGTTGAGTCAAGAGGCTATAAATTTGGTGTTTACACCGGGATGTCGTATTTTTCGGAGCATATTGATAAAAACAAGGTCAAGTGTAAAAACTGGTGGATTGCACGTTATTACAAAGGCTATAACCGCATGGCATTTAAAGCGACACCAAACAAATCTTATAAGCCTACAAACGTAGCCGACCTTATGGTGTGGCAATATACTAGCTCTGGCGTGTTTCCAGCCAAGGCTTCAACCGGCAACGGCGGCAAGTTTGATTTAAATATTTTGTATCACGACTTCCCGGCGACGGTGCAGAAGGAAGAAACAGCAAAAAAGGTTAAATACACTGGTAAATTCCCTAAATTGCCACCACGAGGCTATTACACATTTTTAGACGGTATCACAGTGTTAGAAGGCACAAGAGGGGAAATTGAAAAATTGCAGAAGTTTTTAAACTGGGCTATCAGCTCGAAATTAGAAATTGACGGCAAATACGGAGAAAAGACGGAAGATGCGGTAGATATTTTTCAGTCGAAATGTAAATTAAAAATTGACGGCAAATTTGGGAAAAAATCCCTTAAAGCTGCAAAATTATTTAGTAAGTAATCACGAAGTACTGTGATTTACATATAAAGTCATTTAGGGAAAGAAATCCCTCAAAGAAAAGGAGTAATCAAATGGCATTAACAAGAGCTTTTTTAAAAAGCATGACACTTACAGACGAGCAGGTTTCCGCGATTATCGAAGAACACTCTGCAACCGTTACGGGTCTCAAGAACGAGATTAGTAAATACAAAGAGGACGCAGAGAAAGTCCCAGACCTCCAGGAGAAATTGAAGGACTATGAAAAGGACGACTGGAAAGGCAAGTATGAGAAAGAACACGCAGGTTTTGAGAACTACAAAGCCGAGCAGGACAAGAAGGCATTGTACGATGCGAAAGAAGCCGCATACAAAAAGATGCTTGAAGATTCCGGCGTGTCCAGTAAAGTAATTGGCCTTGCATTAAAAGCGTCAAAAGAAACTATTGATAATTTAAAAATCGGAACTGACGGGAAATTTGAGAACGCAACAGAGGTAGAAAAAGGCATCAAAGAATCGTATGCCGATTATATTACAACCGAAACGACTCAAGGCGCTAACGTATCAAATCCACCGGGAGGAGAACCGGGGAAAATGACCAAGAAAGAAATCATGGAAATTAAAGATGCGGGCGAACGTCAGAAAGCGATTGCGGAAAATCACGAACTTTTTGGTTTTTGAAAGGAGTAGACAATGGCAGGAGTAACCACTAGCACTATATTAAATACAGATAGCGCTCTCAAAGCGAGAGAAATTGATTTTGTAACACAATTTGAAAAAAACTGGGATGCGCTGAGAACTATCTTGGGAATCTTTAAACCTATCAGAAAAGAGCCGGGCACCAGCTTAGTAACCTACGAAGCGCAGATGAAAGATGAAACTTTACAGGGCGGCGCAAGCGTAGGTGAGGGTGAGGCAATCCCTTTTACACAGTTTAAAGTTGTGGAAAGCAAGAAAGAAGATATTGTTGTAGAAAAATACGCTAAATCTTTAACTCTTGAGTCTGTGGCAAAATGGGGCGCAACGGTCGCAATCGAAAAGACAGATGATGCCTTTATGGTTGAGCTGCAGAACAAGGTTTTAAAAGATTTTTACACATTTTTAAAAACGGGAACATTAAAAGGTACGCAGAAGAAATGGCAGAAAGCACTTGCGATCGCAAAAGGTGCTGTACTCAACAAATTCGCAGGCATGAACAGAAATGTAACCGAAGTCGTAGGATTTGCAAATGTAATGGATTTTTACGACTGGTTAGGTGATAAAGAGATTACTGTGCAGACAATGTTTGGATTGCAGTATATCAAAGACTTCTTTGGTTTCTCTACACTGTTCCTCCTCCCTGACGCCTACATCCCGGCAAAAACTGTTATTGCAACACCTGTAGAAAATATTGACTTGTATTATATTGATCCCGGCGATAGTGATTTTAAAAAACTTGGCCTGGACTACACAACATCTGGCGAAACAAATCTGATTGGATTCCACGCAGGCGGCAACTATACAAACGCCACAGGCGAAACATACGCCATTATGGGCATGAAGCTGTGGGCAGAATACCTTGACGGTGTTTGCGTAGTTACTGTCGGAACCACAGAAACTATCCCAGAAGTATCAAGTGCCGTTTCGGAAGTAAGTTCGAACGGAAAATAAAAGGGGATGATTGAGTGCTTTATGAAATCATGAATCACATTCACAATTTCTTCCCGGTCAAAGGGGCGGCAATCACGGGAGAAATAACAATCGGAGATTGGATTTTTGACACGCTTAATTTTGATGTAGGCGTGACAGAAGATACTAAAGACCTGCGTTATTCTACTACCGCGATTCGCCTCCCGCTACAAGATGGGCAGTACTATTTAGTAAGCGGCTCTATCTTTAATGACGGGGTTTATCAGTACCACAAAGGCAATACTGCTCCGTTACAGGAGGAGACTTTTAACGGCGTAGTTGTTCCGCTGGCTATCCCCAAACCGTTTTTGTCACTGGTGGACGAAATCAGCGAGTGGCAGGCGAAAAACGGCAATTTAGGAGCGTATCAGTCGGAATCGTTTGGCGGATATTCGTACAGCAGGGCAACAAACAGTAAAGGCGAGACCTACACGTGGCAAGATGCCTTTAGGGCACGCCTGAACCCATGGAGGAAAATGGCATGAGTTTAATCAATGAATTTTTACAAGATTGCATACTCATGGATAAAAAGCGTACTTCTGACGGCGAGGGTGGATTTATCACCGAGTGGGTGGAAGGTGCTAAAATACAGGCGGCAATAATCCAAGATACCTCTATGTCTGCCAGGGTGGCAGAGAAAGAGGGTGTAACAGCAACATATACAATTACTACAGCTAAAACAGTAAAGCTAGACTATCATGATGTATTAAAAACAAAAGACGGAAAAATTTTTAGAGTTACATCAAATGCAGGAGAAAAAGAAACCCCTGCGTCGTCTAATTTAGACATAGCACAGGTCCCGGCGGAGAAGTGGGAGTTAACGTCATGACCCCAACGGCGGCACTATATCAATTTTGGTCATCCTTCGGCATAACTGCATATCCGTCTAACAGGGTGCCGGAAGATACCGCTTTCCCTTTTATCACATACGAACCGATTATAGCAAATTGGTGGACAGGTGCGGCCGCCGCTAGCGTCGTAAATGTCTGGTACCACACAGAATCTGAGGCAGTCCCAAATAAAAAGGCGAAAGAAATCAGTGACAGATTGCAAGGAGGAACCACGGTCAAGTGCGATGATGGAATCATTTTTCTGTCGCAAGACCAGCCTTGGACTCCTTTAGTCGATGAAGCTGACTCGTCAATAGTACGCAGATACACAGTAATAACTATGCAATTTATAACTATTTAATGAGGTGAGCAAATGAAGTATACGCAGGTACCTTCTGACCTTTTCAAAAAAATACAGATTAACGCCGGTATTATTGTATCAGCTTTTGAGCCGGAAACAGGTGCAATAACAGCAACTAACATCCTCATGGCAACCAGCGGCGGTTGTAGCTTTAGCGCGGAGCCATCCTTTACGGATTTCGGGAAAGACATTGATAATGTGCCTAAAAACACGATGGAACTCAAGGAAATCGAATCTATCGAAGTAAAATTATCAGGCACAGCCGTTACAATGGATACCGCACAGGCTAAAAGTTTTATGGCGGCGGCAGACGTAGCGGGAAACAAAGTAACACCAAGGGCAGATTTAAAGGCAGAAGATTTTAAGGATATTTGGTGGATTGGCGACTATTCGGACGAAAATTCCGGGGATTCCGCCGGATTTATCGCAATCAAAATTATGAATGCCCTCTCAACGGGCGGATTTAAAATTAAATCAGATGATAAATCCAAAGGAAATTTTGATTTTGAATACACAGGACATTACAGCATTAAGAACGCAGAGGCAGTACCTTACGAGGTCTATATCAAAACAGGCGAAGCGGCGTAGGAGGTAAAGCATGAGATTATCAGATTTAACAGCAGAACAAGGTTTAGAAGCAATCACAAATTCTCTCGAATGCATCGGCAACATTGCAGATGATGATGACGCGCTTAAACTGTGTCAGGAACTTGTGCCGCGGGAAGGTGAGAAATACATCAAAGTCTTTGCTAGGGGTGCTAAAACAGCCTCTAGACTGTTGAAAACGCACAAAGATGATGTAATCGGGATTCTGGCGGCGTTTGAATTGCAGAGCGTCGAGGAATACAAGAAAAAGCATAAATTAATGGACGTTATCAAAGGTATGGTTGACCTCGTCAATGAGCCAGAGGTACGTCAGCTTTTTTTCTCAGTGCCAACAGGCGCAACAGAAGAACCCTCTGGCGATGCGCAGGAGAATACAGAGGAAGAAGCGTAAAGGGATTCTTACTGTATGTCAAGGCTAAGATTTTAGACGATACAGAGGAATTAATTTACAAACGATATATGGCCGACGGGCTGAAATATGTAACCGAAAGTATTTCACAGGCGTTCGGAGGGAAATATCTCTATGTATCATTTGCTGATTTGATTGATAATAATAAAAAACAAACAGCAACAAAGACTGGCGAAGAAATAGCCGCAGACGTCATTAAAAAAGCCGGATTGGTGGTGATGAGTGATTGAATGTGATGGAATTGTTTGTCACTCTGGCAATCAAAGACACCGCATATAAGCAGGGGCTGAAAGACGCAGAAGGTAACGCCAGCTCGTCCACATCAAAAATCGGCGGGGCATTTAAAACAGTCGGGAAGGTGGCTAAAACAGCCATGGCGGCTGGTTCTGCCGCCGCCGTTGCATTTACAAAAACGTCAATAGATTCCGGAATGAATTTTGATACCGCGATGTCTCAGGTAGCAGCTACTATGGGAACAACCGTAGACAAAATAGAAAACGTCAAAGCCAAGGCCGAGGAAATGGGGCGTACAACAAAGTACACAGCAACAGAAGCGGCGGAAGGAATGAACATCCTTGCCCAAGCCGGCTTATCGGCTGACGAACAGATTAGCGGTATCGGAACAGTACTTAACCTTGCCTCTGCCGGTGCTATGAGTCTGGAAGAATCGGCATCATATACCGCAGGTGCGGTAAAAGGCTTTGGCGACTCGATGGGTAATGCATCTTACTATGCCGATTTGATGGCAAAAGGTGCTACTCTTGCCAATACGGATGTAAGAGGCCTTGGAGAGGCTTTTTCCGGTTCTGCCGCCACGGCAAAAAACTACGGTCAAGCGGCGGACGGTGTCACGCTTTCCTTGCTCCGCTTGGCAGAGCAGAACGTAACAGGCTCTGAGGCATCTACAGCGTTAAACAGAGCAATGGCGGATTTATATACTCCGACTGACGACGCATCAAAAGCATTAAACCAGTTAGGCGTATCAGCCTACGAAGCCAACGGCGAAGCAAAGGATTTTAATAATCTCGTAGACGAACTTAATGGCTCTTTGCAGGGCATGACAGCGGAGCAAAAAAACAATGCTCTTGCTACAATTTTTACAACGCAAGGCTTACAGGCGTTTAACAAAATGACCGCATCAAGTGATGCGACTGTACAAAAATTTTGGAAAGGAATACAGGATTCTTCCGGCTCCGCGGCACAGCAGGCGGCTACACAGTTAGACAATTTAAAAGGCGACATAACCCTGCTATCTAGTGCTACAGAGGGCTTAGAACTGGGTTTTTACAATACTTTTTCGGGCGCTATCCGTGGTGCCATCAAAGACGTAACAAGCGAGGTTAGTGGATTAGCTGAGGCGATGGAATCCGGCGGAATAAGTGGAGCTTTTTCCAAACTGGCGCAAGATGCGATTAATTTTAGTGGTCAGTTGCCGGGACTGACAAAAATCGGCGGCGACCTCATAAACGGTTTAATTTCGAGCGTTACTCAAAACTCTGGCAGTATTACAACTGCTGTCGGCCAACTGTTAAACAATCTTGCCTCTACGATTTCCACGGGGCTAAATGTGTTTACATCGGTCGGGATTAATTTGTTAACGACTATCGCCAGCGGCATGACTCAAGGCATCCCAACCTTTTTGGGGCAGGCGTTGCCGATGCTGACACAATTTACAGAGTCATTGAGGAACAACGCAGGCAAATTGATAAATGCAGGCTTAACACTTATCCAGAATATCGCGCAAGGGCTGATTAACTCTATCCCTGTACTAATTGCATATGTACCTACAATTATAACAAATTTAGCCGGCATTATTAACGATAACGCGCCAAAAATCCTTGCAACAGGAGTAACAATCATAACAAATTTAGCGATTGGCTTAGTTCGCGCTATTCCATTATTGATTGCCAATTTGCCGAAAATTATCACAGCTATTGTGAGCGTGTTTACGGCATTCAACTGGCTGTCGCTTGGCAAAAATATTGTTACTGGCATAATCAAAGGAATTAAAAATCTTCCTTCTCTTTTGAAGAGTACCGCTAAAAATGCCGTAAACGGATTTAAAGGGGCGTTTAGGGGCAACGGCATTTTATCCGCTGTTAAAGGGGCGTTTACTAAGATACCGTCAGCTGTAAAGAGCATCTTTACCAAGGCAGTATCCTTTGTAAAAACCTTCCCTGGACGATTTAAGAGCGCTTTAAAATTTAGCTGGTCTCTTCCACACCTAAACTTACCGCACCTGAGTGTTTCCGGCGGAAAGGCTCCATTTGGAATCGGTGGAAAGGGTTCCCTGCCATCGTTCCATATTAGCTGGTATAAAAAGGCTATGGAAAGTCCATATGTATTTTCTGATGCCACCTTGTTTGGAGCAGGAGAAGCAGGAGACGAGATGCTGTACGGTCGTAGCAGACTAATGAGCGATATCAAAGAGGCAACACAAGGAACGAAAAACGATGTAACCATTAACGTAACTGTAAACGGTGCAGATAACCCAGAAGAATGGGGAAGAAGAATGGCAAGTGAGCTTAGAAGGCAGGTGAAAATGGCATAATGGCAAAGAAAAAGTCTGCTGCTCCCAGCGGTCTGTCTATATCGAGAGATAATTTGAAATTTACAATATCTTGGAAAATACCGGCGAAAAAATATGAGGATGGACAGTGGCTATGGTATCGTCTACATACAAAAAACGCCGGTGCTTCTAAATGGGATTGGACAAAGTGGAAGAAAATAAATGTGGGAAAATCAGCAACTAAAAAAACGGTAGCACTTAATGCAAAAAATTATTATCCTGTCTCATCAAAATTATTAAACGCGATAGAATTTAAGGTAAAGGGCAAGACAAAAAGCGATAAAAAGCATACCTATACAGCCGCACATTCCACAAAAACGTTTGCTATTCATGCGCCAAATGCCCCTTCTGTTTCTTATTCTCTTGATGATGCCGACGCAAATAAAGGTACTTTTACCTGGAGTACCTCATACGAGGCGAATGATGCAAGGCATTTTGCAAGGACACAGGTACAGACCGCATTAATGACAAACTATAAGGGCGCCATTGCAAACGCTCGCTTTACCAATGCATCCTATACGGGAGCGTCTGGCACATGGGCGATAACAGAGGATGGTTCCCCGACACAAAACAAGACATTTTGCCGTATTGTAAGGGCAAAATCGAGAGGGTGTGCCGGAGATTCCGGTTGGAGCTATGCATACCATTATTACAGCATCCCAGAGCGTCCAAATATACAGAGTACAGGGAGCAAAGAGATAGGCTCCTCTAGCCGCTATGTATGGGCAAACTGGGTGCAGGCATCGCC